ATCTACGTCAAAAACGAGATTACCTGCTAATGCCAAGTTATCAATAGCCATTCGTGCATGACCATTCATAACTTGTTGTGCATCATCCATGTTTTCTGGTATGCCAATGCCAAAAAACTGATAAGGATTAATTTCATAAGGACAAACTTGATAAGGTAAACGTTCTGGTGTAAATGGATTCATTACTAAACGAATAATCTTTCCGTTACATACCCAGCAGTTTATTTGTACTTCATCAAGTTCTGTTGCTGTTTCATCAAGTTCCAAACCTGCAAGTTCTGCAAGTTGTTTATCCATGATGCCCCAATATTCAAAAACTTCAAATCTATTTTTATCAAGTGTTTTATCATCTTCTCGTTCATTTAAAGAAGATTCAAAACTTTTTGGCTCATAATTTGCACCCATTTTTAAACAGTCAATAATAGCGTCTGCTCTAAAATAAGGTCTGCTCATTAATGCTCGTATCTGAGATTTATTCATGATATGTCGTTGAATGACATATTCTGCATCTTCCAGATTAACGGCATTTGGGTCAGGATAAAAATCCCATATACTTACAGCTTCAATTTTTGGAACAAGTTTAAAATCAGGGTTGTACATTTTCTCCCCGTCCACTTCGTCCCACCTGTGTGATACTTTTTCAAAATTAAACGGGCCTTTAAGAATGCCTGTTCCTAAAAGAGCTGTTTCAAATAAAACATGTCGTAAAACCGTGATAGCACTGCTTTCTTCTAATTGGTCATGAATCATCTTTTCCATATTAGAAGCTGCAATAGCAGCAGGCTCTATCTGTGGCATTGATTTTAAATCTGGAGCAGCACCTTCTTCAAATCCTGCCTGACCAAATTTTTCTTCTAACCCACCTAGAACATCACTTGTTGCTCCTGAAGGCAAATCTCTCCCATCCCCGGGAAATCCGTAAAGACTTTCCGCTTCTGGTTGTTTATCTTGTTGTTGAAACTGTTCTGGTTTTAAATGAGCATATTCCGCTACTCCTTCTGGAATAGGCGTTGGCTCAATGCCAATAGGAAACTTTCCTGTTCCGAATAAAACTTCAATAATTTGTCCAAACGATGCAAGAACTTTTGTCTTTGTAATTTTAACAAATACCCGTGATTTTTCCTTGCTGCTGAATGCCGTATCCGAACCATAGATTCCTCTGTAGTTGCGGTAAGCTTTCAGCCATCGTTGTTCATCACTGTATCTGGCATCTTCAGCTTTTTGAAATCTATTTTTAACAATTGCCGGAAGAGCAAATTCCTCTAGGGAAGAACCTGTTTCATCAGCAGGTATGTTGACTTCTTCAACCATGTATTATTTATTTGTTAAATGAGCCGTGCTTAATTTTTTCTTTTGACCAAGCTTCTAGTTTTTCTTTCGGTGCTTTTCCTCCTGCTCCAGAAAATTCTCCATGCTTGTATT